CTATGCGGCCAACCCATCGACCTATCGCTACCTTACACGCACCCCATGAGCTTTACCGCAGACCACATCGAGTGCAATTATTGCGGCGCGGTGTGGCGGCGTCATGAGATATGGGAGCTGGCAGACTCTACCGCCCCGGCCCCACTGGATGCGGCGAGCGTTGCCCCGGCTTGCTAAAAGCCACGGTGAGGGTGTATGCTGAGTGTGCTCACTAGGAGTGTGCCCGGAATACCTCAGCCATGCACAGAGTGAGTAGGCTCATGAGGGGGAGAAAACCCTCAGGGCTGAACTGCCTTTCAGGAAGGCGCCGGGTCTTTTTCCATTTCATTTCCGCCCGGCGCCTTTGGCGTATCTGATGAAAGGAAGTGGTGCGCGGAGTATGGCCCCAACGAAAACCAAATACAACGACCATTACTACCGCCGCGCCACTCAGCAGCTAAGAGAACATGTTGAGAAGACCGGGGAACCCTGCCACCTATGCGGCCAACCCATCGACCTATCGCTACCTTACACGCACCCCATGAGCTTTACCGCAGACCACATCGACGCAATCGGCACGGGTGGGAATCTTCACGGAACAATCTTGCAAGCACATCGTAAATGTAACAGTTCACGCGGTAAACGCAGGCTAAAATCGCAGATAAATCCCCCCCGTACAACCATTGCCTGGTGATTCCTAAGAGATGATTCCCATTGCATACCCAGGGGGTTACCCCTCCCCCCACACCACCTGACCCCCTACGGTCATAGTCGTATCCCTCCCCAGGGCGCCTATAGGGTTTCCCGGCGGAGGGCTTTGCCATTTTTGGAGGTGCTGACATGGCCCGCAAGCTGGCAGAGTGCGGCACCTGGGGCGCATACAAGCGGCACCTGAGGGCGAAAGAGTCCCCCTGCGAGGAATGCGCGAAAGCAGCCCGTGAATACAATGCGAACCGCAGGGCACGCGCCGCCGAGGAAAAACGGAAAATTCATGAGCAGCCCGCCGAGCAGCCGCAGGTAGTCGAGCAGGTAAAAATAAAGCCCCGCGCCCGCGAAGGATTCGAGATCGTCTCACAGCTCGTCGCATACGGGCACGTCAAAGAAATAGAAGTACCCACCTTTGAAGACCCTCTAGAGTCTGCGAGGTGGCGCCGCGCTCGCATCCGTGCGGCCCTGGTGGTCGCTAACCCGCGTGACGTTGCGCCGCTTGCGAAGGCTGAGCAGGAATGCATAGAGGAGATAGCGCAGCTCACCGCTGCACAGAAGCCTGAGGGAGAGTCGATGCTAGAGAAGCTGGCCGCACGCAGGCAAGAGCGTATGCTCGCCGCTCAGCGGGCCAGCACCGGCGAAGAAGACAGCGAAGAGTAAAAAGAATTGCCTCTGTAGCTCAATTGGAAGAGCATCCGCCTTGTAAGCGGAGTGTTACGGGTTCAAGTCCCGTCAGAGGCTCGTAAAGGGGGATGTCGCATTGAGTGAGCAAACCCTCATGGGGCACCAGACCCCGCGTATTGACGTAACCCCCACCTATTTCACCTCTGCAGGTGATGATGCTATCGACCTGGCCGCCGCCTCCGGTCTGATCCTAGACCCCTGGCAGGAGCATGTGCTACGCGGGTCGCTAGGCGAGCGGCTAGATGGGCAATGGGTTGCTACTGAGGTGGGGCTAATCGTGCCCCGCCAAAACGGCAAAGGCAGCATTCTAGAGGCCCGTGAGCTGGCTGCCATGTTCCTATTTGGTGAGAAGCTAGTCATCCACTCCGCGCACCTTTTCTCTACAGCGGTGGAGCATATGCAGCGTCTCGAATCGCTAATCAGGAATAGCGAGCTGGCCGAATACATGCAGGGATACAAGGGCGACCCGCAAGGGAAAATGTCAGGCATCCGCACCGGAAACAGCGGTATGCTGCTGCGCGCAAAGAACGGGAATCGTATCCTTTTCAAAGCGCGCTCGCGTGGGTCGGCCCGTGGCTTCACCGCTGATTTGGTGGTATTTGACGAGGCTTACGACCTGCCAGAGGCCGTGCAGGCTGCGATGCTGCCTACACTAGCGTCAAAGTCCATGCACGCCAGCCCACAGATTTGGTACACATCCTCCGCTGGTATGCCTGAATCGAAGGTGCTAGAGAAGATACGCAGCCGCGCACTAGACCCAGCAGACGAAAAAAGGCTTGCTTTCTACGAATGGAGCACCCCAGATGATGCTGATCCAGCTGACCCGCAGATGTGGGCAATGGCTAACCCAGCCCTGGGGCACCGCATCAGTGGCGAGTACGTGGACAGTGAGCGGCGCTCCATGTCTGACGAGCATTTTAAGCGTGAGCGGCTAGGGATTTGGGCGAAAATCGGCGGTATATCAGCTATCAATGCTCAGGTGTGGGCTGACTCGCTGGACGAATCGTCGCTGCCAGGCCCGAAAGTTGCTTTTGGTGTGGACGTAACCCCGCTGCGTGATGTTTCCACAATATCCGCCGCGTCATGGCGTGAAGACGGACAGGTGCATATTGAGGTCATTGACCGGCGGGTAGGCACCGAGTGGGTAAATGCCCGCCTGGAAGAGCTGCGTGAGAAATGGCAGCCTGTGAATATTGTCTACGCGGGCGCATCCCAGACCGCAGAGATAATCAGCGCGAAATCACGGCTCAACCGGGCCGCGCTTGGCCTGGATAACCGCACATACATGCAGTCTTGCGGCTCATTTTACGAGGCGCTGGTGAGCCAGAAAGTGCGGCACACCGGGCAAGACGAGCTGGACTCAGCAGTGCAGGCATGCCGCCGCTCAAAAGGCAACGCCGACCTGTGGTATTGGACAAGAGAAGACCGGTCAGAAGACATATCGCCCCTAGTGGCGTGCACACTAGCCTACTGGGGGCTGGTGGAGAAAGAGCGAGAAGGGAGTGAGGACGATTGGCTAATCTGGTGAGCAATTCACAGAAGTGGGAAAGCTACTACGACGGCGACAAGCGGGTAGATGCGCTAGGCGTCTCTCTCCCCCCGCAGATGCGCGTGCTGGAAATGCCCGTGCGCTGGCCCAAGCTCTCTATTGATGTGCTTGTGGAATCGCTCGTGCTAGAGGGATTCAAGCTCGCTGACGGGCCGCCACCAGAAGACCTTAACCGGATTCTGCAGGCTAATAATTTTGATACGCTGCTGACTCTGGGGCTGACAGAAGCCCTCATACAGGGCGCGGCCTTCGTCGTAGCCGGGGGTCGTGAAGACAGTGACATCCCCATGCTGAGCGTCCACAAAGGTAATGAATTCTCTATCAAGGAAGACTATCAAGGCCGCATCATCCAGGCTGTGCGCCGGTACCGTAAAGGCAATCAAACCTTCAAGGCTGTGTATGAGCCTGGCATCACCAGCTGGTACGAGGTCGAGGGAAGCCTGGAAGTACTCATAGAGGAAGCTGAGACAGGGTATGATCGTGTGCCCGTCGTGCCGCTCGTGAATCGCAAGAGAATCGGCGAGGAAGGCCAGTCAGAGATAGAAGACATCGCCACCCTTTGCGACGCCGCCTCACGCTCACTCACTAACCTACAAGTTGCGCAAGAGCTTCTGGCAATGCCTGTGCGTTACCTTTTCGGCGATGATGTGAAAAGCCAATTTAAAAACGCCGACGGCTCCCAAAAAAGCCGCGTAGAAGCATACCTTGGACACTACATCGTTGGGCCGAAAGGCTCCACAGCAGGGTCGATACCCGGCTCAGACCTGAACCAAATCATCAACAGCTTCAAGGTCTATGCGCAGCAAGTATCCGCCTTGACCGGTATACCCCCGTTCATGATGGGAATATCAGCCGACTCTAACCCGGCCTCAGCAGAGGCAATGCGCTCAGCAAAAGACCGGCTAATCACCCGCGCTGAGATGAAGCAGCACATTTTCGGTGATGCGGTAGAAGACATCGCACGCATGGTACTAGCGCTCGCCGGTGTAGAAGTGGACGGGCTAGAGACTCTAGAGGCCCGGTGGCGTGACCCCGCCGTAGCGTCCGTTTCATCACGGAATGCTCTCATGCTGCAGGCACACGCTCAGGGAATCATCACGGAAGAGACAGCCCGTGAGTACCTGGGGCTGTCGCCTGAGCAAATGGCGCGTGAGCGGCACACCGACCACAGGGAAGCCAGCACAGTAGGGGGGTAACCTATGCACCCGATAGGCGTGTACCTGCGGCTGATCGACCGCATCACCCGCCGATTCCGCAAGGAAATCCTGCCGCTACTGAAATCAATCGACCGCACAGACAGCAAATCGACTGAGAAGGCCGTGCCGCAGATATGGAAGCTCATGCAGGCGGCACGGCTAGACGCTGTGCAGGTCGGTAACCAGATGCTCATAGACGGCGCCGCGCAGCACGGGGCGCAAGCCTACCTTCCCACCCCAGACGCCTACAGCCAGCGGGCCGTGCGGAAGCTCCTGCGGGACTACCAGAACCGCAGCGACGAGACGCTGCTGCGGGCAATGGACAGGCACATCACCTCAGCAGCCCGCCGCCAAGTCCAAAAAGCCGTCCTAGACCCAGAGATAGAAAATTTTATCTCTGACGCAGAGAAAGAAAACCTAGAGAGTGAGACAGTCACCCTAGAAGGATTCGACGCGCTAGACGATCTGGAACGCCGCGCCGACGAAGAAATAGCCGCAGCAGCGCAAGACGGTGAAGACGGCGACGAAGGGGCATACACCCCAGCCCCCAGGGTACGGCCCGTAGGGTGGGCGCGCGTGCTCACCGGCGAATTTAACTGTGGATTTTGCATAATGCTAGCCTCACGCGGCGCCGTGTACTCCTCAGCGCTCGCCGCGAAATACCGTGGCGGGCGCCGCCAAAACAAAACCGGGAAGCAAGGCCAAAAATACGAGGC